TTCGTAGGCGTCAGAGTTGGCTTCGTTCTGCGCTTAACCCTTGACAAACAAATCGGAATGTGCCCCCCAGGCACGACATGAAATCACACCACCAAATGTTGTCGGATTGCTCCGTTCTGATGTTGCAGGTTCTGCCTTTCGTTACAGGGATAAAAAGCGAGCCTTCGTATTGAGAGTCTCTAATGAGGATTCCCATTTCAGGAGCTACTGCACCTTCGGCTCCGGCAGACAGTCTGAGTGACTTGCCGGCTGCTTGGCTGCCTCCCATGCAGAGATATCCGTTAGAAGGCGGCGTATAGGTAATCGAATCCGAACCAGCCGGTACACTGATTTGAACAGAGGACAGGTGGTCGGCAAACGCAAACTTTGAGCTTTTCTTCAAAAGCTCGCGGAGGTAGGACTTCAGACTCATGCCGCTACCTCCCAAAAGAACAAATTAGACGAATCCTCTCGCTGGCACAAAATGCGCTTGATGCGATGTTGCTCCAGAAAGTCCCCAAATGTTGATGTTGATACTGTCGCCTTTGCAAACTGGCAGATAACATCGTCCCCAGGAACCGAAATGGTTGTTTGACAGCGACTGGACGACTGGTCCAAGTAATTCAGTTTGGATGTCCGTGCCCGTTGCTTCGAGAGTAACCCATCCGTCTTCAGGCGCGACGTATTGAGTCTCCTCTTGGGTAAGTGAGATATTGATTCGATCGTCAGTTCCGCCTGGGAAACACTGAGTGCTCGTTTGGCAAGCAAGTTTGCGCAGGAGTGACTTAAGCGTTGCCATAAGCCACCTCCCACGCGTCGAATTTCGAGCGGACTACCCCCCTAGACAGGGATTTGATAAATGATAGTGCGGTAAACATTCCGTTTCTTCCTTTGTAGATGTTGACCGTTTTACCTTTAGCTACAGCGAGTCGTGAGGTTGAATACCCATATTCCGAATGAACGATGAAGTCGCCGGCTCCCCATCCGTTTTGAACAAAGCCAACGTAACCGGACTGCGCACCGCTATCCGAAGTATTGACGAATCCTGTCAAGTAGCCATCACACGGCGCAACGTAACTTTCAATATTTGGATCAAGCTCGATGCCTTGGTCTGACGGCATGGCTTGACCGCTTCCCGCCTGAATCAGAGCTTTCAGTTTCGATTTGAGACTCATAATGTTCTCCGATACATGTTGCGGTTTGCCACGCGCAGCGCGATCTTGGCGTTGACCTCAACGGCTACGCACGTCGGCACAGTCGGGAAGTCCACAAACGGCCAACCACTTTGCTCGGGCAAGTCGCGAAGCTGTTCGCGATACGTCAGCACGGACTGGCGCTCCTCGTCTGTGAGCGCTTCTCGTTTGCTCCTTGCAGTCTTAAGAACTGTGACGTCTGACAGTTGCGCATACTTATCAGTGTCAGCGATTCTGGCGTTGCGCTCTGAGCGCATTTCCTTGGCGTAACGTTCAGTGCAGAACTCGTCCGTTTGCTCCGGTAGAGTGCTTTCTTCGTAATACTTGCCGTCGGCGCTTTGATAAAGATCCGTCGTGCGCTGCTGCGCCTCAACCCATGAAGCGCCGCCATCGAAAGAGTGTCGGAATTTCGCTGCGCTGTTTGCGACAACGGCACCGGTCTCAGGGTCTTTGACAACCCACGCGCCGCACTGTCTGTTCTTCGCGGCCGAAAGATACTCAGCCTTAACTTCTTCTAAAGTCTTTGCCATTGTTTGTGTCCTTTTCAGTCAGCCGGCACCGTGCCGCCAAACTCTGTAATCAAATCGCTAAGTGCCGTTGTCAATTCCGCCGAAGAGACAAAGTCCCCTTCCGCTTTAACGGCGGCTGTTCCAAGCCCGATATTTGTGCGCACTTGACCCTGCTGGGTGGCATTCAAAGACTGCGCCGAGTATCGGACGACATCACTCGTTGCGTTATTCAATGCCTGCGTGAGAGCGGTTCCCTGACTGACCACTTCAGACTTCATCGCAACCGGATGACCGCCGGCTGTCGCTCCGTCCATGACGACAGGTCTAAAGCCGTCGTCTCGCACGATCAGGATTTGCTTGGCCTTACCGGTAGCAGTCGCCAACGCCGCTTTGGTAATGCCCATTTGTGAAACGTTTTTAGCCATCGGCATATTCCCCTAAATCAATGTCACCCTCAATGTCGTCAAGCGTGATCTTGTTCTTCTTGGCCAATGCGCCGAGTTCAGACGAAGTCGCCTTAGCGTCGAGCGCTTCCTGCAATCCGGTTACGTCTGAGATCGCGTGGCTGTGAGCAAAGTCTGTGACATCCGACTTCGTATGTGTGTGACCTGCGGTTGAGTAGTTCCCTGTTGGCTGTTTGCCGTCCAGAGCCTGTTGAAGGCCGTTAACCTGCGCGATCTCGTGCGAGTGTGCAGCGGGCGTGAAAGTCGAAGGCTTGCCACTGAGCGTTTCCCACGTGACCTCCTCGGGAAGTGAAAGCGTCCTGTTTCGGGCAGTTGTGACGCGCCCCTTCGCGTCAACAGAGAACTGCGGAACAATAAAGTTGCCACCCCAAGAAATGGTCTCACCAGATGATTGCCCGTAACTTCCAGCCGTTACCCCCGAGTTTGTGAGCGTCACAGTGAGCGTCGATGGGGTCGCACCGATCGAAGCCGTGCCAGACGCGTCTCCGCCAAGCGAGAGGCTGTGAGCGTGATCCGTTGCAGCCTTTCCCTGCAAACCCGTCGTCAATTCGGTTTTGGTTGCGTAGGTCTGAGACGCTTCTTCCTTGCCAAGCGGATCACCCACTGACGAAGCCGCTTCTTCAGCTCGTTGCGCTGCTGATTCGGCAGACTGCTTGGCCGTGTTCGCTGCAGACGCCGATCCTGCCGCAGCGGATGCCGACGCCTGTGCCTCGCTAGCTTTTGTCGTAGCTGTTTCCGCCGAAAAACTTGCGGCGCTGGCCGCTTCTCCAGCAGTCGTCGCCGAAGAAGACGCCGTTTGTGCCGATTGCGATGCGGCACTGGCGGACTGAGATGCCGAAGATGCAGAACCGGAAGCAGCAGAAGCTGAACTGCTTGCCGCGTCTTCGGAGGACTTGGCAGCGCTTGCTGATGCCGCCGCGTCCGTTGCAGACTTTTGAGCCGCCGCTACAGAGTCGGAAACAGCACCGACCGCAGACGTGCCGGCAGTCTCAACAGCAGAAACCGCAGAGCTCTGAGCTGTCTCGACTGCCTGAACCGCTGTTGCTCTGGCACTGTCAATAGCCGCTGCAGCACCGTCAACCTTGTCTTTAGCTTGTGAGGCATAGAATTTAGCCGAATAGTCCTCGCCATCCACGAGGCCATCCATCTTCGTAGCCCAATCTTTTGCCTTGTCCGCAGAATCCGCAGCGTCAGCAGCAGAAGATGCCGCCTTTTCAAGTGTTCCGTCCTGCGCGTACTGTCCAAGAAGCTGAATATCCGCGATATTGTCGGCGACGATCTTGATGTTACCGCCCGTAATTGCGACTGTGCCGTCATCCGTTTCTTGGCCATACTCGCCATAGTCTTCGTCAGCGAGGGTCGATTCTTCACCCTCAAGGTCGCCAGCCACAATGTTGACGCTGTCAATGCTTGCGGAAACCGTTTCAACGTCATCGATGTTTTGACCAACGCTTGAGACTTCGCTCATGTGGTCGACAACCGCATTGACGTCTTCGATGCTTTCGGCAACCGTTCCAACGTCTTCAATTCCACCGGCAACCGAAACGACGTCAGTAATGTTGGCGGCTACCGTTTTGACATCGGCGATATCTGGGAGAATTGTTCCGACTGTGGTAGCACTCTCCGCTGCGCTGGCAGCGCTTGCCGCTGCTGCTTCTGCTGCGGCCTGAGCCTCGTCTCGATAGGTGCCGGCCGACGCCGCGACCTCCAGAAGTTGCTGCTTCATCTCCTGGGGAGTCATCGTGTCGGTCGCATCAACCATAACCGCACGGTCAGTTTTTTCCTTGAGTTGTTGCGTAAGGATCGTCAGGCGATCAAGGTTTGTGTTGAGCTGCTCCGGATAGAACCCGCCTCGATTGGTGTAAGTTGTTGGCTGCAGGTACGGCGTGTTGGAGATGATCACGAGTGCCGCATCTTTTGCAAGCGGCGTCGAAAGCGTCACTGTGCCGCCGGGATTGTTGTCCTGACTTTCATTGAGCGCAACCGAATAATCGCTTTGATCAAGCGACGTTTCTTCCTGCCCACTCAAAGCTACGAGGACATCAAGATCGGTTGACTTGAGAAGCTTAAAAGCAAATGTGAAAGTGGTTTCCGTTCCGGTTCCGACGTATCGCGGCGACCGACGGGTTTCAGAAGAAAGTGCCATTGCGAGACCCTGTTCAGTTTGCTTCAGAGTCTCGCACCAGGCCTGTCAGGTTTATGGACGATTATTCCGCGTCAACATCCCTGCCGCTAATAATCCCTCGGGCTAAATCAACCGGATTGTCGGGCTCAATATCCCCGGCAACATAACCGGCTGCGTAACCAGCAGGCTTCTTCAAAGCCGCAAACGGAATGCCCGTTGCCAACGTCAGCAAGTCGAGCGTGTTGCGCATGGATCGTCTCGGGTCTGGGTCGTATTCATCGCTCGTGAGCAACAGTAAGGCGTTCTTCAGACCTTCAGCAGAGTTCTCAAAAAGACTCATCAGCGGAACACTGACAAGTCGGTCGTTGTAGGGATTGCTACCGAAGAGCATCCGAGAAACTTCCGTCACTTCACCATAGTCGCCCTTTGACAGACGAGTGCCGGTCATGTTGATGATGTTGCCGACGTAAGGAAGCATCGCGACGACATTTTTGTTGACCGCTGTCGTCATCAGAGCCAAACCATCAACCGCATCCCAATCATCGTCGTCTCCCGTATCAAATCCTGAGAAGGCCTGCGAAATCACTTCTGAAAGCACCGCCGGAAGAGCAACAATCATGGCGAAATCAAGAATGAATCGGCCATAACGCTTTGTTTGCCGAGCCTGCTGATAATGCTCGCGCAACAGGTTCCACTGCATATTGAAGTAGTTGTAGAACACCAAAATAGAACGAGCCAACGGACTGCCGGTTTCGACTCTGGCCACATTTTCCGGGTCAAACGAGGATTGTGTGCGACGCACAACGCCGTCCGCGTAGAACGCCGCGTCCTCGTCTGTCATCCCTTTTTCGGTGACTGCCTGATTGTAGGCAGCCAGCCACACTGGAATATCAATGGTTTTCTGGGCCAAGGTCTGCATGAAGTAGGCTTTGCGCTGCGTCCAATCCCGAATCTGTTCAGCGGTGGTCGGTGCTCGGCTTGAGGCAATACGGTTGGCTTCATTCTGGAATTCAAAACCAAAATCTTCCAGTCGGCCTTTCATAAAAGCGGAAGCTTCGGTAACGCGACTGTAGGCGCTTCGGGGATCGCTCAGATATGTTTTGAGACCAAGCGCTGTGTTCTTGGCTCCGACTTCGTTCATGGCGATTGCAAAGCCCGTGTATTGCTGAATCGTGTTGGCTACGTTTGCCGCCATCAAACTCATGCCGGCAAGGCCGCGTGCTTGATTGAGCATCCTGCCGAAACGGTCTGTCGGAGTTGACACCGTTTGCGTGGCCGAACGCCTCAGCCATGGCGCGAGCATATCTCCGATTGCCTGTGGGTCAATGCGGTTCAGAGCCTCCGCAAAGCGACGATCCTTCACAATGCGCTGCACGTTTTTCACGGCCGGAGCCATCATGGAAAATTTCACTACGCTCTGGATGTGAGCCCCCAGGATGCCGGCATTGAGAACCAGAGGTTTCGCCCACTTCTTTGTGCGGCTCTTCGACCATCCCGGTTCAGTGACCGGCATCATGTCCCTGTATTCGTTTTGGCTGTCAAAAAGATCCTGCTCAAGCTGTTTATCACGCCCGGCAACAAGCGCCGGATCAGTTGCCGCAGGAACATACCCGCCTCGATAGATGCCCCAAGGTGTCACGACGGGGCTTGCCTGCACTTCTTCGAAGTAGTAGCCGTAGTACTCCTTGAATGCTTTCTGGGCCATGCCCTTGGTTTCTTCAAGCAAATCCCAAACTGACTGCACAAAGTCCATGTCTTCTTTTGTGATGATGCCGTCGCGCATTGCACGAGCAAAGAATCGATCCCATCTGGCGTAACTCACCATTGTCTCGCCGTTGGCCAAAACAACGGTGTCCGCCCAAGAAGCATTCTCTCCACGGCCTCCAACCAAAAGCTTCATTTTGTTGGACTCATTGCCGATGTGCATCAGAGCACCGATCAATTCCGACTTTCGGCCGAACGTATAGTTCAGTTCGGGAGCTTCGATTTCGCCGACTGCATCCCACTTTTCCTGCATGGGTTTCATCAGTTCCGCGAAACGCTGCTGGATCTCATTGTTCTTGGTGCGGTACTTGGCCGCGGCCTGTGCAACCGGTCGATAGATGAGTCGCGTAAACGGTCCGGAATCTTCGCCTCCGTCCATAGCGCGGCACCAGTTTTCCACGCGCATCACATAGGCTCTGGCAGAAAACCAAAGCTTTTGCCGCTCTTCTTTCTTTGTTGCCGCTCGTTGTGTGCCCGGCGCAAATTCTTTTGCATCTGACTTGTCTATGTAGTCGGTAAGAGACTTGACGGCCTCATCCAGACTTTCTTTTCTTCCCTCCAGGGTCACCTGTCGGGCATCTCGTGCCATTTTGACAAGTGCCTGGACATCCTCAACAACACCCACGAATTCGGCAACCGAAAGCATGTTCGGGTCGCGCCCCGGGCTGTACGGATGGCGAGCGATGAAATCCTTGAGGCCATCGAGCAAATCCTCGTCATATCTTTTGATTTTGTCCAGATAAGACTCAACCGCTTCGTCCACGAAATCAACGACCTTGCCCATATTGCGGTTCGTAAGAATCACACGGGCAATCGCCAAGATGTTCGTGTCATAACGGGAAGCCAACTTCTTATCCTTACGGAAAACAAGATTGCGAAGCTCTTTGAGCTTTTCCTTTTTATTTTCGGCATCCAGAACAATGCGAGCCGCTTCGTGGTTGACAAGCTGTTGGCGCTTAAATGTTGCCGCAAGACCCCTGTCGCCCTTTCTGAAAGCTTCCTGCGCCTTTCGAGCCGCTCTGCCCTCGGCCGCCAGAAATGTGCTTGCCTTGGCTCTGCCAATTCTGGTTCGATCCACCAGCGTCATGGCTGTTTGTCTTGCTGCCGCCCGGTAAACACGCTGACTCAGAGTTCTGTCCCCCAGCAAATATTTCAGTTCGCTTGCCACCATGCGGCTTCTGGCTTCGTTGTGAAGGCTTTTCGTCACAAGACGATCGCGCTGTACCGGATCGAACAATTCACTGTATTTGCTGAGGCACTCCTGCGTCGTCAGGTCATCAATGATGCGCTCCTTATCGCCTGCAGTCAGAAGACCGGCAATCAACTGTCGGTTCGAGTTGAACCGCGCAAACGGGCGCAGCAGTTCGCGAGCCACATCGACGGTCACCCCACCTTCCCGCACCACCCCCAAAGCCCGCAGTCTGGCAATCTGATTGACGTTGAGTCCCAAGTCTTCAAGCGCCTGCGGAGCAAGCTTCAAGTTCATGGTAACGCCTGCACGGTTGCCCGCCTTCATCAGATCGAGCGCGACAACTTCTCGGCGACTGTTGACGTCAATGGCCACCTTCTTGCGCACATTGGTTCGCGTTTCTTCGGCCTTCTTCTGAATGTCTTTGAGTGCCTTGCTTCGGGCTCTCGCGTACCACGATTCGTCCTTGGCCTGCGCCCTTGTCAGTTCCTCTGCGGCAGATCCCGCTGCATCATCGTGTTCTGCCTGATACTCTGCCCATTCGGCGTCCGTCATTCCCTCGGGCTTTGTTTCAAACAACGGCATCAGACTCTGAACTTCTTCGACCTGCGAAACCGCATCTTCGCCGGCAATCATGCGATCCAATACGCGGCGCACCTCTTCGGAGATTTCCGGCAAATCCTCACCGAACTGGCCGCGGTAACGCTGATTGAGAGCATCTCTGGCGCCGCCCAACCACGCTCGGTAAACATCGCGAATCCACAGCCCCAAGCGGCGGAAGAACCCTTCTGTTTCTCGACTCGGCGCCTTGCCTTCAGCAAGATAGAGCTCAACCTGATAAGCAAAACGTTCGTGCAAACGCTCCTTTTCCTCAAACGTTAGAGCCTTCCAAGCTTCCACGCTTTCAAGCCCAAAGTCATTTAAGAGTGCCCGCGTATCAGCTTTCAGTGCCTCTGACGCTTCCGGCATTGCCGAAAGATCGATAATGTTTTCAAGGTACCAATGCCCCATTTCATGGGCAAAGGTTGACAGATCTGCGTTAGGCGTTAAATGGATTGTGTTTGATGTTGGAGAATACACACCCCGAGCAGCGTCACCTCCGTTTTGATAGTAACGATCGTTTAATTCGGCACGAAGTTTGTCAAGCGCGTCTCGCCCTGGTACACTAGCTTTAACGTCTGGGCGGGCCCTAAGGGAATTGGACCCGGTGTACGCCACCCAGGCTTGCAATTTCGCCCTGTCCACGTAAAGTGGCGGGGCGTTTTTGTCATTGATCTGGTCAACAAACCAATCGTTATACGGCTCGCCTGTGTTTTCTTTCCGTTTGGGGTAGGCGCTGTTAACGATGTTCAATTCGGCTCCGTGCTGACCACGAGCATTGATCTCAATCGGCACAATCACCGTTGCGCCACTGGCGTCTTGGATTTCAACCATTGACACAATGCGCCCTTTCCGCGTCTTCGAAGGAAAGATCGCAATAGGCTCGGTCAGCGCTCTTGGAAGCGCTTTAAGCATCTCTGGCGTCATTTCGGGATGCGAGCCATCAAAGAGATGTGTGCTAGCGTAAAGTGGTACCGATCGAGGAAAAACCTTTGCGACAAAATAAACCAATGGCACCTGAGAAAGCATCAGTCGCGGAGCACCCTTCTCATGAGGCTTCATCCAGGACTTCGAGTTCGGTTCGAAGCTGTCAACAACTTCCGCCCAGGATTTTTCGTCTGACGCAAGTTTCCTTTCATATTTAGTGCCGTAGGACTGCAATTCCTGCTTAAACCCCTGTGCATCAGCCCTAACCTGCACATCCGTTGAGATAACAGGCACTCGATCCATCAGCTTTTCAGCCGGAATTCCCGTGCGCTTTGCCCAGTTCGTCACTACGCGAGCGCCCCATGCGGCTTGCTGCCGAGCCTCTGCGCGAGTGAATTTGCCGGTGGCGCTGATCTGCTCAAAGAACTGATCCTGGATCTTCCGAGAAGTATCATCAATGGCTTCGATACGCTGATCCTCTGGCGTGATGGCATCCTTCACTACCGCGCGCCGCATTTGTTTGACAGCCTTCTCCAGGCTCTGTCCTTCGGCCTGGGACAAGTCGCTTTCGTTCAAGCGCATGTGCGGCACAAGCTTCTGACCAAACGGAGAGGCTGCGAGCCGTGCCGCAAAATCTCCAGTGCTCATCGTGACATCCGTGCCATTGACGGCCGCGGCATCCACCCTTTGGAAAATTCCCGGAATCACTCCGTCAAGATCTTCGGGCGACACATTGTTCTCAGACATGACCTGCCGGAACGCATAGCCATCGATGTAGATTGTGCCGGCCCCCGCATCTTGAGCAATTCCGTCAATGAGTTCCTTCGTGGCTCCCGGAGAAAGATTGGCACCTTCCATCTGAGAAACTGTTTGTGTCAAATCCTCAAAGAAGGCTTGCGTTTCATTGGCCTTGGCGATACGACGCATGTGGCCGGCCATCACGGGGCCTGCACCCAAGGCACCCAGCACCGCAGAACCTTTGGCCGTCATTTCGGCAACTTCAAGGATGCGATCGAAGAACTGCTCCGAGGAGATGCCCTCCGCTCCCGTTTCGCCCCAGATTCGGCCGATTTCTTCGCCCACAACATTGGTCACTTCCTGCAAAGACTCTGTGACGACTTCCTGCCCGACACCAAGGCTCACGGATTTAGCCGTATCGATGAGCGCTTTGCTCATTGAAGGAGTTTCAAGTGCGGCAGCCGTTCTGGACGCGAACCGAGATGTCAATCCGCGCATGGCCGGAGCGACGGCCTCACCAAGCACTTTGATGCCGGCCATCTCGATCAAAGAGTTTACGAAGCCGACCCCGGATGCAATCTTTACAGCCTTCTCATACGGCACGCCCTGTTCGATCAACGTTTTGAGCTGCAGGCCGCCTTCAAGTTGATAAGTGCCGTAAGCGCCTGCTCCGACAGCCATGGCACCAGCGAGTGCTTGACCGGCCACCGGAATGGCACCTGCGGCCATGCCGGCAGTCGCCAGCGCGCCGCCCGCTGTTGCGCCTTCCATGCCTCCGAGCATTGATTTGGCCATTGTGCCCAAAACTTGTCCAGCGTTGTAGAGCGCCGCATCCGAGTTATCTCCGGCCAACTCCTCGATCCGGCGGTCGATTTCTGCGTCTTGCTGTCGGAACTCTTCCGTCAAAAGGTTCCGGTTGTTGCTTACTCTTGCCCACGCCAGCCCTTGTTCGCCCATGAGCCAACCAGCCTGCGCACCACGTCCAATTTGACTTGAGTTCATCAATGGAGTGATTCGCTCGTCAAGCGCCTCGTGTCCGGTCAATTCCTCCGTGTTCCAATATCGGGCATTTGGTTGAGCATCAACGGCGACATTTGGGTCAGACGAATACCGCGATCCCACTCTGCGGAAATGCTCCTCCAGTCGAGAAAGTAGTCCAAGATCTTTTTTGAAAATCGGCGCATCTTTCTGGTTCTCTGCAAACCAATGTGCCAAAGCCGGCGATTCGGTTAACGCCTCGTCCGCGTCATCTCGATTAGCTTGAGCAAAAAGACTCTCGAAGTTGATTTCTGCCGCCGTGCGGCTTGTTCCGTACCGCTCTGAAAGGTTCCTAACCTGCGCGGCCTTCGTGGCGTCACCATCTGTCAAAGCGCGGGAAGAACGAGAACGCTCGGTCTGCATCTCGTCGATGACATCAAAAGCTGGGTTCCAACGTTCGCGTGACTCGGGCTCCGCTGCAGTCGGACTTTGCGGTAAAGCCGCAGGTTGAGTCGCCGCCTGTTGACCGCGAGCCTGCTCTTGCGCCGCCAGTTCGTCAATAGCCTGAAAAGCGAGGTCAAGGTTGTCTGTCATTTTTGATTCTGTCCGAATGCGATTTTTTCTGCAGTTTTGTTGATCAATGTCTGAGTCAGTTTGATGCCCAGAACACGAGCAGCTTCGAGAGCCATTTCAGTGGCCTGCTGCATAATCTCCGGCGGCAATCCGTAGCCATTGGCAATTTGCCGTGCAAAGTTCGCCTGCTCTTGTGTCACTTTCTGCGTAACGCCATTGCGTCGCAAAATTTCGTTGAGTTCTTGATCCGTGGCGTCGTTTTCAAAATCAGCCGCCGCCAGAGCCTGTCCTGCCGACACCCCGCGATCTCGCTTGTTGATGATTTGATAGCCTCGCTCGGCTCCAAACCATGCGTCTTCTTTACTCAACACTCTGTCGATCAGTTGATCCGATGTGCTCTTATCGATGTACCCTTTGGCGTGGCTTGCCTTGACTTCGTCCCAAAGCTCGGTTGCCGCGGCAATAACTTCATTCTTCTTGGCGCCGTTTTTAAAAGCTTTGTCGGCATCCATTCGTAGTTTCAGCGTTTTGATGAAGTCCTTAAAGGAGGCATCCCCCAGTTTGTTTTGAGCCTTGAGATAGACCCTTTGATCAGACTTCGTCAGCTTGTCTGCATATTCATTGAGATCAAGCTCAGCGAATCTCTGCGGTTCATACGTCAATAAATCGTTGAGCGCATCAAGGGTCGCTTCGTCCGACTGCTTTGCTCTGCCTCTCTGAAGACTTCTCCACTTGGCCGGATCAAGTTCTTTGATCTCGGCAATGAGTGAGTCCGGCGGCTCTTCGTCGTTGTCAACAAATTGCCAGTACTGATCCGTTGCTTCTTTGAGCTCTGCTTTCTTGATTTGGTCTTCTGCGGCAAGTTGCTTTCGGACGCGACGTTCAACCTTTTCGCGCAGCTCCTCGTCTTCAATGCCCTGCACCTTTTTGAGAAGTTCCGCTCGGCTGGCCCCGTAAGCGTGAATCATCTTCGGAGCCAGTTCATCAGCCCGCGCCGTTGTTTTGCCGGCTTTAATGAGCTCACGGGCCTTGCGAATTTGCTCCCGGCTCATGGCGCCTTTGTTGGCATCGAGCCAAGCGGCTGCCGCATCCGGGTTCTTGCCGTCAATAAAGTTCTCAATGGCAATGGCGTGCATCGCCCCAACCGTCTCGTAACGATCTACGGGCAGTCCTGTTTTGTTGGCCAGGTTTTGATATTCAGCCTCCAGAACGGCAAATCCTGAGCGCATTCGCGCCAAGTCACCGGATCGAATATCGTCCTGAGCTGTTTTGATTGTTGCCGCAGAGACTGCTTTGTCGTAGATCTTCTGCTGATTGATCAGGTGCGTCTGCAGGCGGTTGCCGTTTTGCTGATATGCCGTCTCGGCGTACCGCTCGAAATACTTGCGCGCCGCCGAAGTCTTCAGCTCGGAGAGTTGTGCATCGATGACCTCTTTGGCCTTGAGCTGATATTCATCAACCAAGCTCTTGCCGTCCGGGCGCTTGAGCGCATTTTCACCAAGGATATTTGCCCAGCCGTTTTCCTGGTTGGTTTCAAGGTCTCGGAGTTGCTGTTGGGTTTTGTTGATCGCATCCTTAGCGTTGGTGCGATCGATTTCATCCTGCCAGCGAGTGACGGCGCCGGCCACCTCTTTACTCATGCCTGCAACCGAATTGGCCGTGCTGAACCGAGTCGTAGGCGCCTCATACATTCCGGCAAGTCCATTTGTCGCGCCAACGGCAACACCCTGCCCATAAGGATTGGGGACGGTTATTCCTGCCATTTAGAACCCCGAATTGGAAAATGCGGTTGAAAAACTGCTGAAGTCCCCCATGCCTCCGAGAGAACTTCCGGATCCGCTGCTAAAGAACGAACCAATTCCCTTGCCAAACGAAGCAAAATCCTGCCAATCGGCATTGCCTTGGTTTTGGTCCTCTTGAGAGGGGCTGCCAACCGATGTGAGGGAGCTCACCAGATTCGTGATGGCCGCCGCCCAGGGAGAGATCCCCTTGGCCGCGCACTCGTACGAAAGCGCCTTGTTCGAATAGTCAACCGCCGTACGGCGATATCCCCACGAAGCGGCCACAGAATTGGCAATCACTTGGTTGACCTGCATTTCCTTGGCCACATCAATGGAGGCAAGGACTTCTGCCGAAGAGCCTGAACCTCCCACTCGAACGCCTGATGCTGCCTGTCGAACTCTGGTTGAAGACTTGGCTTGTCCGGCCTGATAGCCGATGGCCGCTGCCTGCTGCAGACCTGCGCGCTTGGCATCATCGGCTGCCGTGTGAAAACTAGCCGACTGCAAATTTGCAATGTCAGCTTGCATCTGCAGGGAACGTTTTTCGTACTTGGCAGACTTATAGGCCAAAAAAGGCCCCGTCAGGATGTTGCCGGCCGTATATCCGACTTTGAACCCTGTGCCAAAACCGCCAGGTATCTGCCCCATGGCGCCAGCATTGGCCTCAATAGCCGTTGACACATTTCCTTGGCCAGATGCCAGCCCCTGCGTCTGAGCGTAGCTTGACGGATAAAAAAATTGATTGCTTGCCATTTGCGGAAACTACCCTTCAACTCTCTGGCTGAGGGTAGCCCGCAGAGTCCTTTGTTTATGGACAAATTAAGTGCTCACAGTCAATACGGCACTCTGAATAGTCAACGGCAACGGATCGCTTTGCCTCACACAAATCGCGCCTGAATCCTGCCAGGCAGGGAAAAGCCGCAGCTCGAGTTCGCCCGTATACAAAGCTGGCGGGCTTCCCGGAGATTCCGTTGTGCGCTGTTTGTACTCAGCAAGATCACGCTCTTCAAAGGAAGGACCGGCAAAGACACCCGAAGACTTATACACGCGCAGGTATACCTGAGTGACGTTTTTCATTCGGCCGCTCCCCAGCGATGAATCCTGCATCATGACCGGAAGCGTCTGAGCGTCCGACGTATAGGGCAGTCCCACAACCACTTTGCTTGCTTGATGATCAAGAATGACCTTTCCATCGGTGACCACCTGCTGCGGCATCACTGCTCCGTCGGCAAGAATCGAAACGGTTTTGCCTTCGAGCCAGGTCAGCCCGGAGATTGTCGTTGCAGGCTCGCCCTCATAAACGGCACCGCAGTCCACAAAGAATGAGTCTTGGATTTCCGACACCGATTGAGAAGCCATGCGCTCGATGTAGCGTCGCGTCTGCCCGTTGACTTCGCGTCGGACAACAGCGTACAAGTAATCTTCATCGCCTTCTTCCACCGCCGCAACGGATTCGAAAACGCCGTCCGTAACAAGCTGCGACCATGCATTGACTTCCTGCTCTGGAATGTAGGTCTGCGCCAGAAGCGATCCGTCCGAACTTACAAACCAAACAATCGGGATCGGAGCACGCGACAGCGCAGAGTCTTTGATCGTTTTGAAGTCGAAAAGGTGCGACGACCTTAAACACAGATCGTTGGAGACATAACCCCCTGCCGAGTACTGATAGGCAAGCTCTCGCACATGACCGCCGCGGGCCGCGCAGTAGATTGCCGAGTTGTTCAGAATCTGCGGCATGACGCGCGAGGCACCCTCGTTACTCTGCGGCTTTGCCGTGATGGAATCGGGGGTAATGACACTACCGTCCTGCGGACTGATGCGAAAACCCATACCAACCGTCAACAGCAAAAGATTGGAAAGGCTCACCACATGCTGAATGGCATTGAACTCACGACTTGCAATTTGAAAGCTGATTCGATCATCGTCCCGGTACGGCAGACTGTAACTCATGTCCGATTCTGTGCTGCTTTTGGTCATCAGCACGCGCTGGGGATCTGTAGCAAGGCCTCCGAAAATGCGCCGTTGCTCGTAGTAACCAACAGCTCTGGGGTAGTTTGAATCAGCAAAAGGATCATCAAATCGCCGGATGGTGACATCGGTTTTCGGCGTGATGTTGTCGTCAATGATTTCTGGTGTTTCCGAGTCGCCGATATAACCGTACAAGCCACCCTGATTTTTGTAAAAACGATAAAAGGACGCCCCCTCCACGGTATTGCACGAAATCTTGACGGTCGTGCCGTAGCTGTAAAGGTTCGCCACAACCTCCACAATGCCGCTGGCTTCGCTCTCCTCAGTCTTGTCTGCGTTGAGACAGGACACGCGATACTTCATCGTGTACTTATCTTTGTTCGGATCGTCCGAAGCCTCAGTGACGCGTTCGGCTTTAACGCCGGTAGGCGTTGCGAGCTTCGTATTGATTTGAACCGTCTGGATGCGCCAGTCTCGGGCGCCGTAGCGCCTCAGTTCGGTAGGCGGATATTTTTCGCTCGTAAAGGTCACGATGTCGCCGGACTGCACGTATACAAGATCGAACAAATCCTCAGCAGCCCAAGGTGTTTCGATTTGATAGTGCGATTCGTCATCGTCAATCAATGTGGCACCGTAGCTATGAAACTTCGCGTACTTGTCGCCAAGCTCCACAATCATTGTCTGCCCTGCAGAGTAAGTAAAAGGAATCACACGCACGGGCTTGTTTTCGATACCGCACTCCGAAACAAACTCAAACCCGGGGCGGTTACGAATCGGCCCCTGCGGCAGACAAATGAAATTGCGGCATCTGGCCAGACCGTTCTGGTAGCGGGTATCGTCCTTGCGGCCGTACATGTCCGGAGAAATTTCGCCTCCTGCGAAGGACAACTGTACCGTTTTAGTCAAAGCCATAATCAACCCCTTGCCCGGAAGGCAAACGCATGTCGCCAATGAATGAACTGCGGAAATTCGAAACTTGGTCAAACTGCTTGGCGTCGCGCTGCATCACATCTTTTAAAAGCGTGAGATAAATCTTCAGATGCTCTTCTGCCATCTGTGCACCACTTGTTCCCGTAATCATGGCGCCGGCAAGCTTGGAGGCCAGAAGGTGCGCCAGAGCATCGGCAAAATCCGATGGCAACACCTCTGCCGCTGTTTCAGAAGTGCTGTACACAACCCAACCAACGGGAACCTTCGTCAGAAGCACGAGAGCATCGCCGGATCGCCCCACGGAATATTCCCGAATATGACTGCCGCCTTCATCATGAACAGAGAGCAGTTCAATGCAATCAGACGGATAGGCATAAGCAAAATTCGCTCCCTCAGGCACATCCGTGACACGCGAAAGCGGCTTTCTCACCGTCGCAAACGACCAACTTCCGGCACGCAGAATCTGCCCCAGAGCAATCGGGTAAAAACGCGCACAATGATCAGCTTGGGGAGAGCCTTCAGGCGGATCAATTGATGTGACCGTCGCCCTGTCGCCAAGATAAGCCAAAGCCATGTTGCAAATGTCTACAGCAGTGGACATTCATTTTCTCCATAAAGAAACGGGAACCCCGTCAAGGATTCCCGTAGGGCACCGCAAAGCCTGCACTCTGCGGTGAGATGAAGGATCACCTCCTTAAACGGCGAAGTTCGGATTGGCTTCGTAGTCACCGATGCGCTTGCCGCGCGGCGAATCGACCTGCAACGTAAAGCCGGCAGACACCGTTCCAGAAAGCGTCGAACTCGCCGCGGCCTTGTAGACAAGTTTCAAATAACGCGGCAGTCCCTGCGGGACAGGGACGTTCACACCGCCGCCAATCGTGAGATCCGTCACGGGGAAGGTCACGATGTCGGCGTAATCATCGTCTTCACCATTGTCGTCAGAACCCTGGAGACTGACGGTTGCCAGCCCCGTTACCGCCGTTTCGTTTCGCACGAAGATATAGCCCACGCCTTCAGAGATGCCTGCCTTCTGGATATTCAGAACATCCGAATCGGCAGAAGCGCCGCTCAGAACCTGAGACTTGGAAAACATCGAAAGATAATCAACTCGCATTGTTTTGTTCCTCCTTAGGAAACCTTGGTTTCGTTCAGGCTGATGGCATCATCGGCTTCCATCGGGATCTGGAAGAAGTGAGTCTTGAACTGCTCTGCCGCCTCGACAATCTTCAGAGCGTTGGTGCTCTTTTCGTAGGCCGCAATTTCAAGAGCCGTGAAAACTTCGGTGGGCATAAACATCACGAGGTTCTTGCGCAAGCTCGACGGAATGCGGTTCTTGGCCACGATGAGCGTCTTGACCAAAGAGTCGCTCGTCAGATCGATCTGACCGTCCTTCACAGGAATGTTGCAGACACGCACGCAACCACGCCAGTCCATGAGAGCCGCACCCGGCTGCCACTTGTAGTGGTCACGGTAGGCTTCCATGTTTCCCTTGCCGTCAGGTGCAGTAACCGTGACCTGCCCCTTGTCGGTGTGGCTCAGGCCGTACTTGGAACCCTTCGGATACAGGCCGATGAACTGATCCTTGTTCACAATGAAGATGGACGTATAGCCATCCGGCGATTCCACATAAGTGGAATCAATCGCACTGATGCAGTTCTTCGCGCACGGAACCTTCTTGCTCAGGGTGTTGTAGCGCGTGGCCAGCCCCGTGAACTTACGAATGTCCTTGTCGTTGTCACCGTAATACAGCGCCGTCGCAACCGAATTGGCCATACCCTGGAAGCTCGCTGTCTGTTCGGACATGCGGAACTGGTAGGTGTTGCCATTGATGTCTGCTAAATCGCAGTCAACGTCGGTGTACATTTCGACGTTGGAAGTCACGTCAACTACGCTTGCTGTGGTGCTCTTCGTGGGCTGAACGCCTTCATAAAGGCCGCGCCATGTCGGTTCAGGAATACCCGTGCGCAGCGAATGCTTGTGGCCTTCGGTCATGTTGCATTCCTGCCAGCCAATGTGACGCAGGATTGCGTTGTTCTTCGACAGAACTTCGGCAATCGGGGCGATGTCGCCGTTGGCATCCATGCGGGAGGCCACGTCAACGAGGGTAGGATACTGTGCTTCTGCCATATTTTTCCTCTGCTGTTAATTCATCTTGGAGTTGTTGAAAAACTTCGACAGGTCGTAGCCGTTCTGCACACTGCCGGACGAGCGCGGCGTCATATCGTCGGAAAGCATCTGCGAGAGTCGGTAGAACATCTTGATCATCCCCGGGTGCGCATCGAGCCCCAATTGATTGAGGATCTGACGGCAGTCCTCGGGGCAGTACTTTTCATAAGCTACCTTTGCTTGCGCAATCGTTGCTTTTGCTCGAGAGCCGCCCAACTCCTTGTCCGCGGCAAACGCTTTGAGGTTGTTCTGCTTGATCGTGGCCAGCTGTTCGCGCTGAGCCTGCTCAAGCACCGGAGTCATGCGGTTGACGATCGTGGCGAACGCCTTCTGGCTCAGGCCTAAGTCCTTGCAAACCCCAGCAAGTCCTTCGGCCGTTGTGTCATCAACCTCATAGCCTTCCGGCAGATCAAACCCGTCGGCGGTGTACCCTTTTTCAGGTGCTCCCAGCCATTCATTGGGCTTCGGCTCCTGCGGCGGAGTCGGCTCATTATTCTGTCCTGGCGCAGACGGATCACCCATGCCGCCGCTCGGATCGCTGGCTGACGGATTACCTGTCGGTTCGGCGGCAGTCGGTTCCGTTGCCGAAGGATTGCCGTCGGCCGGAGACGTTGCTGGATCCGTGTCCGATATGTTGACTCCTGCGTCTACTTCACTCATTTACTGTTCTTCCTCCAGATTGCAGACGAGCCCTGCGGCCCTCAGCCTGCCTTTGATTTGAAGACCCACATCGCGTCTTGCCGAAAGAGCCATCATCTGCATGGCATCCGTGCTCGTGCACGAATCGTCAATACCTGTGAGACCCAATATCCAATTCAAAACTTTCCTTCCGGAGTCGGTATCGAGAACCGAAGCCAAAGCGTTGTCCAAACGCTTTTCTTCAAGCTCTCGTTGCCGTTTGAGCTCTTCCTTGGCATGCAACTCGGCAAAAATGCCTGGATCTGCTGGCAGTGTCTCATCGAAGTCTTGAGGTTTATGGACGGCTGTCATACGATCTCCTGGCCGTTATCAACAACTGCCTGTTGCAGAGCTTGAGAATCCGCAGCCTGCCCAAGATCGCGCAGTGCCGAAGCGCTCTGTGCGGCCATGGCCTGCTGTTGCATAGCTTGTTGCTCCTGCTGACGTTGATTGCGGATAAGCGCCACCTGTTGTCCCGCGACAATCATGGAAGGCGGCACATTGTTCATATCGGCCAAAAGATCAACCGCCTTGTCCGCATCCAGTTTGTCGAGCACTTCCGGTCGCAGTTGCGCAATTAATCCGATCTGCTGCACTGTGTTGAGAATGCCGCTCACGGAAGATGCCTTCTGCTGCTCGGCCAAAACCGAGATGTACTCAATGCTCAATTCCTTGCCGTACATGGACTCGGGAGCCGGAGGAATCTTGTTGGCCTTGACCATCAGCGCAAATGCGTTGCTTACAAGCGGATCCAAAAGCTCGGTGTGCAGTCGCTCAAGAATCGGCCCCATGACCATGATTTTTTCCTGATTGAGCGCTTCGATTTCAGTGGCCGTTCGCTGGCCGTCTTGGGAAGCAGCAATCATTTGGAAAATGTTCACCTTGAAGTAGCGCTGAATCTCCTGGCGGCGTCGCTCAATCAGTGCGTCAATCAAAGCCGGATCTGTGCGAACTTCCCAAGCGGTTCGAATGGCCTCGTTGTCACTGGGATCCACGGGAATTCGCCCGCCCGGTCGATACATGTCCAGGAAAGCGCGATGTTTGGTCGGATATTGAACAGGCGGATTCGTAAGATAGTCGGTAAGAGTTGCCAAACGATTGTGCAAACGCTGCAGCGACTTGGAAGCGGACAATGCTTTTGCACCCGGCCCTCGCCCGTAGACAGAACTTCCGGTAATCAGCCAACGCGGACAAAGCGCAGGAAACTCATCAAAGCCGGACTCTTCGAGTGCAGGATCATTCTCTCGGCCTTCTTCCCAGTAGACGGAGGCAAACGGCTTGTTGAGTTTGTCCGCCTTCATAATGTCGCGATCAACGCGCGGCACAATTGTGTGAATGATGTTCCTGCGCTCAAACGGATTGTCTCGCAGGCATTTGCGAACGTCATTGCTGACAGCATCTATTCCGAAGCGCTGCACCATCTGCTTGACCGTCATTGAAAGGCGGCGAAACAGCGTATCCACTCGGCCGTATGGGTCGCAGGCAAGCCAATACTCGCCCACCGTGAGATTGAGCATGTCGATGACGTTTTCAGGATGTCCCTGAATGATTGAGCACGCCGTGCCGAAAGCAGTCAGTTCGAGATAAGAGCGATGTAGACTGTTGTATGTCTCGCTCTTGGCAAACTGCATCAGCATCGCCTGTTGGATGTCGGCCAACCACTGCTTCACATCCGGGGATTCGTCGAGATCCGGATCCATCGTTGTAAGACGCAACCAGGGCCGCGACGGTGAACTCAAGCCGGACAAAAGGCCAGCCGCCATAATGTCAGCAGCTTCCGCGGCCTCGGCGTCATAGAGACGCTGATAACGCTTGCCGCCGTCATGCGGAGCCTCACCCTCAAAGCACCCAAGATCAGGCACCTCGTAGTCGCGAATGTCGCGCCAAAGGTTTTCCCATCCACCGCGCTCCTTCTTGAGTCCGGCAAAAATCTGATTGAGGTGCTTAAGATCGGCCGACATTGCCTGTAACCCCAAGAGAAGTACTGCCGGCGTTAAAGAGCTTGCTTCTCTTAATCCGCCCACCGGTCAAGTCTGTCGGCGCCCGTGTCGATCCTGTATTGGCATCCAGAAGGGCATCGAGATCTGGCTGGTTGCCGTTGACTTTGGCTCGTTCCTGCTGTTCAAGCTCATAGGCAGTCTTGCTTGCCTGGTACTGTTTTTCGGCAAGCTCAGACTGCTGTTTGAGCGCTTTGTTCTGCACGCCGAAATTGAGCAAGCTGGTAAGCGTTCCCAAGATTCCGCCCGCAATGTACTGCCCCATGATTAGCCTCCCAAAGGCTTGCGCTTTTGAAGCTTGAGTTCTTCTTCAGAGACACCACCCAATCCTGAGAGCCCCGTTTCGATACCGCCGCCCGCATCCACATCGCCCATGCCCGGAAGATCAGACAAATCAGCATCCGTCCCGTGCTCCTTGCGTTGCGACTGGGAACGGTTGGCTTCGTTGCGTTTGGCTTGGGCTTCATACTGCTTGCGCTGCTCTTCAGTACGTTTTTCAGCGCTGCTCTTGTGGCCGAAAACTTTTCCGATTGTCTTGATGGGATTGAAAATACTGCTGATAAAGCCGCCCATTTAGGCCTCCTTGTCCGTAGTTGAACCACTTACACGACGCTTCTTGAGATACCTCCTTGTAAGCTCTGCATCTGTCAACGGTTGTTCTGCACTCATGGCTGAAAGTTCCTTAGAAACATGACCTGGCACCACTGCCGCTTCTCTTTCGGAGTACGCAAAAGCAATGCCTTGTAGAGAGGAGATCGGACAGGAACGATCCACTGGAAAGCCACGGCGCCGCGCGCTTTCGCTTCACGTTCGGCACGGACATAGAGTTGCCCGGCAAGAACTCCCGAGCGATATTTCGGCAGCACAAAGATGGCGTCGTTTGTTGCCATCACTTCGGATGTGTGCTGATGAAAACTCACAAAGACAGAGCAAAACCCGGCAAGGACTTCGCCGTCATAGGCCACTATGGCAAAGGAGGGAGTCTGCTTCTCATACTGGACATAAGCACTCTCATCAAGGTTAAACTGATGCCCTGGGAGCGCCGCTTCGGCATAAGTCTGCTCAAACAAATGCCGGCAGCGCCTGACAAACTCAATTGGTGAAACTGTCTCGAATCTCATGCCGGCATTGTTGCGGGCATGAGGTGAGGTTTATGGACGAAAAGAGAATGAAAAAGTCCTTCCTTTTGCTAATCCTGTGCGTTACCAGTGTTTGCGCTGTTGCCTCAGAAAAAACACCCGAACAGCTTGACAGAGAATACAAGTCGTGCATGCTCGAGATGGCAACTTACGCCCCTGATTTCCCGATGAAAGAGCAAATGTATGGGTGCTTTATCAAAATTGGATTGCCCATAAATGACGAAAAGAAGGAGCAAGCCGCTATCAAAAAAATGAACCAATGCTGGGAAAGAAACGCCGCAAAATACGATGATGGCGTCTCCTCTGCAGAGCTCATTGCTCGGATCGTAGCTCCTAAGTGCTCTAAGGAATTCCACAAACGTGTTGACCTCATGTGGCAGTTGCCGAATGTAAAAAAAGAATTGAAACGCCAGTATGACAACAAAGAATCGCTTGACTTTGTAATAGAAGCAATTCTTGAACACCGTGCTGCAAATAAAATGAAAAAACAAAACAAATAACCCCGCCGAAGCGGGGTTGCACAGGATCAATTACTTAGCGTTATGTGCTTCCCAGTGCTTGTAGCATTCGAGTGCCTTCACTGGGAATCCGACCTTTTCGAGGTCTTTCTCAAGGAAGACGAAGTTCAGATCGTGGATCGCTTCCCAGAGCATGGGCGCATGAGGTGAGCCCATAGCGCGCATGGTTTGATAGACAAGATCGATCTCCTTTTTGAACAGGTATCGCCAGCAGTAAACGAGTGTGCGAACGTGTTCGCAGAACTCTGCCGAAGCTAGGACTTGCGCCTTTCTTTCCGTAATCGGTTCCGACTGCGGCACGCGCAGGTCGCAGGTTTCGATGAACCTGATTGCTTCCTCAAAGTCTCGCTCGAGGATGTACGTGTACTTCGGAACCTTGAAGCGATTTTTGAGCGCTTGGTAAACAGCTTGATACGAGGCACCGCTCGTGTGCACTCGCTTGCCGACGGCAGATTGAATGGCGTACTGGTGCTCAACCGTGAGTCTGGCGGCCGAGATTTCTGCTGCAACCGGGCATTGCCTCAGCGCGGCTTCCATCTTGTTGAAGGCGTCAATGTACGCCCACTTGAATTCCTGTGCGCGTGCGCCCGTGAAACCCATTGCGAGGAAGGTAAAACCGTCTCGGGTGAGGCGGTAGGCTTTGGACTTGATAAGCGTTCCTTTCTTCAAGGGACTTTCGCGTGTTACCTCTGTCTCCGCAAAATTGTGGAGACGGTTCGAATCAAGGCTTGAGCGGATATTTTCGATTGCGCGCAATACCACATCATGGCGCTTCTCGAAGAAAGCAGCGACATCGGTGGAAAGCGTAGTGACGTTGCCGTCAACGACCGTGACGACGGGGGTGCTTTGGACTGCATTCCTGGCAGACTCCCTTAACGGATGTATTTGAGGAAGCCTCGCGCCATTTTCTCAGGATGGTGAGCGAAGCACTGCGGGTTGAGAAAACCGCCTCCGTCAAGGGCATCAAGCGGCCACGCTCCTTCGCACGGTGTACCACCACACGTACGATCTCAACGCGTACCCGCAGGCCTCACTCATAAAGTGATTGCTTTGCGCACAAAAAGGCCACTGGCTATTGGTAGTGACAGTGGTGCGCTGCCCAGATAACGGATGTTCGGGTTTCTCAGGCCCGGTCTGCTTTTTACTCGCAGACGGGGTCATTGTGCGGCAAAGCAAGCGAATTGTCAAAGAGCGAATGCCCTCTTGGTGGGAAAATGACGGTTGTCCAGACTCATCATTAATCCGACCAAGAGGAGGAAACTATGTCTCAAAAAGGTCTTTTAACCCCCATCAAACTCGAACCGGAACAGGCTTTACAAGTCATCTTGAAGGGCATGGAAACGGGGCAAATCCGTTTGCCGTTCAACAAGACAATCCAAGCCGACGAAATGGAGGCACTTGTCAAAAACAACTGCGCCAGAGGCATCAGAGACAAAAACGTTGATGCCTACAGCATCGCCTATGAATTGGCACGTTCAGCTCGCATGGATTCCCTCTACATCCTGACAATGTTTGCCACGCTGACAAACGGCCTTGATGAGGAGGAAACTGACCGTCTCAATTCAACCTTCAAGCGCGCATTCGAATACCTCTAACCTCCCTGAAATGGGCGGCAGACGGTGATGGTTTCCATCAAGCCGCCCTTCGTAAATCCAACAAGTTTCTGTCCGGGCTTTACATAGAACCCTTGCTCAATAAGGCTTTTCCTGACGCAATCTTTGGTTATTTCCGCTTGCTGCTCAATCAATCGCAAACAGCGGCTGACTTCCTCAAGATCACCTTCACTGGCTCGTCCTTCTTCGGCGCACGTTTGAATGTGCAACATTTTTTCCAACGCTTTCGTCACTTGGTCAATCATCACTTTCTCCACTGCTGATCAAACTCTCTGTCCGGGTCGTACACCTGCCCGCCGCCATAGATCTGCCTAGCAAAGTCGCGGTCGATTTTCGGCATGACAGGGGAAGCGAATGTGAGCGCAAGGGCATCTGCAAGGTCAGTTGATCTGCCCAGGCGTTCTTTGATCTTGTCCTTTGCTTCGAGAATCTTGAGACCCTTGTTGTTGAACCCATAGGTAGGTGCGCAGAGATCAGCCTGCAGCAGTGTGGATGGCGGAATTGCGCCGCCTGAACGTAGCCATTCGGCCATGTTCCACCACATTTCCATGCGCCGGTTGGCGTATTTGTCGGGCTCATTTGCGCCGCCACCGAAGGCCACCTCAGTGACGATAAACCCCAGCTCCCGCAGCCTGTCGATGACGCCGGCACCTTCCCCCAAGTCGATGAATACTGCATCCGGCTTGAACTCGACGATCTGCATTGCAACCTGCTGCGCCACGGCTACGTTGTCAAACTTGCGAATGATGATCGGCTCGAAGGCCACAAGTCCCTGCCGCTTGAAAATCACAGAACTGTCCGAACCAAAGCGAGCCACGTCCACGCCCATGATTCGAGGCGCCGATGCGTATTGATGCTCGCGATACTGGCGAGTTACCGCCTCTTGCACAAGGTCAATCGAAATCAATGCGTTATCCGCGGCCGCATTGAAGTCGCACAAGAATTCCTGCCGAAACTCGTTTTCGCTCATTTCGTTTTTGAGGGAAGCCAGCTCCTTTTCCGGGATGACATTCGTCTGATCAACTGAGTAGAGCATGGCAATCCATTCCGGATCTCCTTTGCTCATCAGCTCCAGAGCCTTGTCGTAGGTCTGTGAGAAAAGGTTCACCCCCTTGGGCGTACCGATGAACACAGCCCAACCGTTACGGTCGGCAAGAGCCGGTCGAATGATTTCGCCCCAGACTTCAGGCTTCATCTGGGCAACTTCGTCCATCACAACGCCGTCAAAGTACAGCCCGCGAAGTGCATCCGGATTATCGGCACCGAAGATGCGGATCACTGCACCGTTCGGAAGCGTGATCGAAAGCTCTCCCTCGTTGACCTTCAGCATCGGGATCGGCGCCGTGTAGTGCTTGAGGTATGCCCAAGCGATGGCCTTAGCCTGGATACGAAAAGGCGCAATGTAAGCGTAGAAGCCACGCTCCTTCTGGTCTGTGATGGCGCGCTTGATCAGGTGATTGACGGCCAACACGGTCTTTCCCATGCGTCGATGTGCGACCAGGACCGAAAAGCGGTGCTCCTCCAGTTGCCCATGGATTTCAGTCTGCGGATAACGCGGCGTGTACGGGATAACAACCTGCTGCATCAGGGCTTCTCCTACTTACCCCAAGAGAACGACAAGCCGCCGGCGAGTTCACGCCTGTTGTCTTTTTCGTAAAGGTTCTTGTACCGGTTGAGCATATCCAGAGCCTTTCCGGCAGCCGCTGCATCCACCATCTTCCAAACCAATTCGCCTTTTTCGTTTCTCGCCTGTTCACCGTCAAAGTTGATCTTTGGAACCAAATTTGAATTGATTTTGTAGAACTCAACATTCATGCGAACCAACTCCGCGCGGGTCAGTTCACACTTCTTCGCGGCGTCTTTCTTTCCCTGCTCCACAGCTCTTGCAACACAAGTTTTTCCAAGCAGCTCCGGCCCAATTCTGCTCGCAGTTTTCGGAGAATACCCGGCACGAATAGCTGCCTGAGTGGCATTGAAATCAACCAGATATTCCTCAACGAACCTGACCTGTTTGTCAGTCAATTCCTGCACGGTCTCTTTTCCCATCTGTCTACCACTGTTGCTCTCATCAAACCTTTCGATATGGCCCAAACCGTCGATTTCGGCATGTCCATCATCCGCGCCACATCCGCAAAGGAATACCCCTCATCAAGCAGTCTGAAGACTGAATCAATTTCATTGTCGGTGTACTTAGCATGAGGCGAATCCTCACCGACTCGGATCCCGTTTAGGCTCACAGCCACTAGTGTCATCCGATCGCCTGAAGGCTTGTGGACACATGGCTCTGGCTTCTTCAATTGCCTTGTCGAGCATCTTCTTTCTCGGGATGGATCCGATGGGGAGCTCTCGGCACTTTTGAGCTGCGGAAACAAGTCGAGCTGTTGCCACGGACGGCAGCAAAGTTGAGACGCCGATTTTTTCGTGCGGGCCATCGAAAACTTCCTTAGTAGGGTTGGACATCCCAGCCACCTCCTGAACTTTTCTTTTTGGGAAAAACGACGAACACCGGGAAGGGGTATTGCGTGGCGCAAGCCTTGACCTTCACCTTCGCGTCGTCTGCGAAAATGGCCGGCGAGCCCTTGACTTCGTGAAGCTCTAGCGTGCCGTCCGGGCGAAGAACAAGAAAGTCGGGCGTGTAAAAACAAGCCCCTTCAGCGATCTTCAGCTTGAGAGCCTCGAACCAGTAGGCCGTAATCCTGCCGGCATGCTTCTCGCTTTCGAGGAAATTGGAGTAGGCCTTTTCTGTGCGATTCATCTGCCCGGACTTGAGCCGTCCCTTCGCGTAGAGCCGAGCCTTAGCGTAACCTTCAGCGAACATTTTTCGGCTCCCGCATCTTTGCCCGGCGCATGTCTCGAATAGCGTCGAGATAACCGAGCTGAAAACGCGTCCAGAGCTCGGGACGGCGCTTGTAGCTAGGCTGGTATTGGTTGAGCGCTTCGCCGCGAATAGCCGCGCTCCTACCCTCGTTGTATGCGTCTTTGTCTCTATCGATCCCGCTCATGCGTTTCCTCTTTGTTGTTCGTTGCTCTTCACTTGCTTGAAAATCCACGTCCTGGCTCGCATTGCCTCGTCCCACTTGTCGATCTTCTCGACTAGCTCACGAAAGACACTCGTCAGCAGTCGCAGTTGAAGCACTACCACTCCAAGAGTGACCGACTGGATGAGCAGCATCACCGCCAGAAACTCGTTGCTCATGCCGCCTCCTGTCCGCACGGCAACGTCGCCGATTCCACAATCCCGACCAAGATTCGGTCGACAGCCTCTCGCAATCCGTGAGTCAGGTGCGCGGTCTCACCGATGTCCGGGAGCTTTCCGTCTGCAGCTCGAACAGTGATTTGCTCAAGGTCTGCCAAAATTCGTTTAGCGTCCTCAATAGCCTGAAAGGCCTGTTCGGTTTTTTGATTTCTGTTTCTTACAAAGGTTGCGTATGTCATTGCTCGATTTTCCCTTCGCCAAAAAATTTGACATCAGTTGTCCACACTGCGGTGCTCCAAATTCGTTATCCGCTCTTCCTGTCGTTGAATCTCTAACTCCCAGTTCTGCCGCGTTCGTTGATAAGTACCCTTTCCAGGGGGCCCAACTTGGGAAAACAACAACCAATCAGGCTTTTAGTTTTTTTAGTTCTTGCGAGTACTACGTTGCGGTATGTCGTGGGTGCAAAAGAATTGCTCTGTTTGAGAAAGACAAACTTGTTTTCCCTACAGGAAGCGGAATCCCCGCTGCCGAGTGCATGCCTCAAGAGGCCAAAGAGGTCTTCGAAGAGGCGCAAAGCATCATCAATCTGTCCCCGCGAGCAGCGTGCGCAATGCTGAGAATCTGTGTTGAACGCACGGTCAATGCATCTGGCGCAAAAGGCGGTAATCTCGACGAAAAAATCAATTCTCTTGGCCTTCCGGTGACAATGAGTAAGCTTGCCCACGTCTGTCGACTCGTCGGTAATGATGCGGTTCACAACTCCGTCATTGACTTTTCCGTAGGCAGCGATGAAGCTCTGGCCGTGTCTGGTGCACTGTCTAGATTCGCAAACCGCCTTGCTGAAGAGCTTTTCGGTATGGCCGCAGAGGCCGATGAGTGGACCGCCAAGATCGAAGCAACAAGGCCTAAGAAGAAGAAGTAACCTCATGCCGCCTCCCCAAAGATGTCAGCGGTCAACGACTTGCGACGAGACTCGCCAGAGAATCGCTGTGCTACGCATTTGCCCTTGATACGATCGACGAGACGCTCGCCGATGATCGGCACCAGATCAACCGGCGCCAAATTCGACAGGAAGATCGTCGGTCGGTTTTCGGACAGACGAGCGTCAATCACCTCAAAGAGCAACGTCTGCTCATTGATCGATCCGGACTGAACGCCCAGCTCGTCGAGCACCAGAAGATCAAGATCGACATAGCGTCGAATAGCTGCATAAGAACTCGTCTCGCTATCCGGATGCTACTGCGCACGGATGTAGCCGATCATGTCGGGAACTCGCGTGTATAGACCGGCAGCCTGCGGAAGCAAGGCTTTGATGATCGAAATGGCCAAATGTGACTTGCCGGTGCCAGGATTACCGTAAAAGAGCAGTCCATAGCCGCCTTCTCGAGCCTTTTGCCACCCAGACACGAAACGCTTGGCAAGACTGAGAGCCGCCTGCAGCTCAGGCGTATCGGCAATGAACGTGTCGAAAGTCTTATCTCTGAAATCGGCAGGGATGCATGCGCGGCCAAGAGCCTCTTCGAGACGCTGCCGCTCGCGCTCAGCCTCGATCTGTGCGTAAACAGCAGCGCGACCTCTGGCAGCTTCCTCTTCCTGCAATCGATAGCAGACGGGGCAATAACCATCAGACACTTTGCGTTCACCGACAAAAACCACGCGCGCCACATAGCGGCCATGGGACTCGCAGCAACGCTCTTCGTCGTGCCACTTCACGCAACCGAAACCTTGACCGCCAACGATCTCGGCAAGCGATTGAAATCCTGTTTGCATCATCAAACTCCCCAGTTCGTGGTCCCGTCAGGGTTCACGGATTTGTCGTAATACTCTTTGCCAAAGTGGAATGCCGGGTCTTTGTGCGGAGGCAAGGGCGCTTTGCCTAATGCCTTGCCTGTCTCCGGGTACTCTCTGCCGATCCAGCCGAGGAAAATCTTTCGCCAGTTGCCCATCGTCTTTTTGGTAGTCGTGGGCGCATACCTGCCGCGGAGCTTCAGAAAAACTCTCTCCGGCGTCACGTCTTGACGAATGCTCGAAGCAGCCTGACGCCATTCCGCAGGAAGGCTGTCAGGGAAAGAAACGGTCGGCTCGCGTTTGGCCTTTTTCGCTTCTTTTTCTACTTTTTCTTCAGTAGTTATGGTTATCGGTTTACGGTTATCGGTTAGCATTCCGTCCGCATTGCGATCGCATTCATCTTGCATATGCGTTTCAGATGCGTTTGCATGATTGGCGCATGCGTCTTGCATCTGCGAAGTCTTCATTTTCTTCTGAGACTCATTTGCTTTTTGCCTGTCCCATCGGGCTTTTGCCGATGCTGCGGCCTTAACAGATTTAGACCGTGTGGCTTCTATCTCTTTATCGCAGCGCTGATGCCGGTACGACTCACCGTCAGCCATAAAAAACCGCCCAAGGATGTACTCCAATGCGTTTTTCTCTTCTGCCGTATATGCTCGGGAGATGCGATCGCATTCCGAACGCATAAGCGGACGCTCTAGCGAGTAGTACAAAAACAGAAGATCAATGTAGACGCCCTTTTCGAGCGGCGACAGCAACCTTGTGCTTGAGTCCCAGTCGCCTATGTGGAACTGGACGAAGTTCATAGCGACTCCTGTTGCTGTTGGCGTCAGTTTTTGCCAAAAATTGGGTTTAGCTTTTCGCGCGGGATACCAAGAAGACCAGACACGAGGTTGACTCGTTCCGGAGGAATGACTCCCTTTTTGCGCCAGAGCGAGACTGCTTGCTGGGAAACACCGCACAAATTGGCCAACGCGTATGCCTTCCCGTTCAGTTGCTTGATTGCAAGCTCGACGCCAGACAAAGAATTTAAGCCCTCTTGAAGTTTCATTCAACTTCTCCTTGCTGAAAGTTGAGAAAAACTTTAATTCAACTTGAATAAAATATCAAGTCATGCTTGATATTAAATTTCAACCTCTCCTTGTATCCTGCGAAGTAAGGAGAAGCAAGCATGTCTTTTGCAAAACGTTTTGAAGAGGCTCGAGAAAGAGCCGGACTTTCGGTCGCTTCCCTCGCGAAGCATTTGGGAGTCAGTGCGCAGTCGGTCTATTTATGGCAGCAGGGGTCTGTTCCTAAGGCTGCTCGCCTGCGAGAACTAGCCGATCTACTCGGGGTATCTCTGCAGTGGCTAATGTATGGAAGCGAAGAGCCGCATTCTTTGACCGATCCCCAGTCGGGAGTCGTCGTTGTGCCGCAGCTCAACATTGAAGCCAGCGCTGGCTTTGGCGATTACGTCACTGAGGCGGATGATTGCGTGGTGAAAATGATTGGTCTGTCGAGTGAATGGCTGCACCAAACCTTGCCAGGGGCAAACCACAAATCACTCGTTGTTCATGCGGTCGTGGGCGACTCCATGGAGCCAACACTGAAAGACAATGACTTCGTACTGCTCGACACATCACTGGAGCGCGTGACCCGCGACGGCCTTTTTGTCGTCGGGTTTGACGGGCTGCTTTTCGCAAAACGCATTCAGGTTTTGCCCGGGCGGAAGCTCGCACTCATCAGTGACAACGACGCTTACAAGCCCATCACGATCGACCTAACGGACGAGTCGTGCTCATTCCGCGTAATCGGTCGAATTGTCTATTCATGGACTGGCGAGAAGCGTTAGACGTCGTCGTTGAGAAGCGGACGAGGATGAGGTGAAAACATTTGGAGCCACATATGCCAAAGCAAGAAGTACCAACCAAAAAGCCAACTCAAGAAAAATCTACCGATAAGGATTTGATCGTCATTTCGAGAGAAATCGACTTTCCCTTATTTTTCGATCTAAACAGGGCCATCAAGGAGAAAAAGAAAACTTGCAAGAATAAAGAATGCGTTCTGTTTCTTACCACACAAGGCGGTGACCCTGATGCCGGCTATCGTATAGCAAAGTGTCTACAAAACAACTACGACATCATTCGTCTAGTGGTCTCTAGCTACTGTAAAAGTGCCGGAACATTGATTGCCATCGCTGCCAACGAAATCGCATTTGGCGACCTTGGGGAGCTCGGACCTCTGGATGTTCAGGTCATGAAGCACGACGAGTTCGGGGCTCAGGCCTCGGGGTTGGACATCATTGAGGCTATGGAAGCAATCTCCAACCACATGCGAAAGAGTTTTGCGCAGAATCTCGTCGATATTCGATTCGGCACAAAAATTTCAACCCGTCTCGCGGGTGATTTAGCTGCCCAACTAACTGCTAGTATTGCTGCTCCTCTTTATGCGCAGATTGACCCTCAGAGGGTCGCAGAGATGCAAAGAGCCATGTCAATCGCGTTAAACTATGGGGAGAGGTTAGTTCGAAAATCGCAGTCCCTCAAGAAGGATGCGTTGCAAAAATTAGTATCATCGTACCCGACCCACTCATTCGTTATTGACGAAGATGAGGCTAAAGATCTTTTCAATAAGGTCTCGCATTGGACCCCACCTGAAGAGATTTTCTATAACAATTTTTGTGGCGTTTTAGCTCACCAGCGCAAGCTTCAGGAAGGAGGCCCATTTGTTGAGTCGTACAACAAATGGATGCAACAGAATGACAGTACCAAAACTTCTAAGCACGAAAACAACCCAGAAGAGCAGCAAAACAATGGACCTAAGCAAGCTGTTGAAACGACTTCAGAAAAGACAGATTCCTGAAGACGTTCTCTCGTTGGCGGAATTAAATCTTCCTGCCACACAGCACGAACAACTTCCGAAGTTACGGGACCTGATACAAAAATAGGATCTGGTAAACAGTGACACACACCGCCCTTCGGGGCGGTTTTTTTGCGCCCAAACTTTGACAAAAATCAAGTTCTGCTTGAGTTGTTGAATTTCTCAACTCAAGTTGCACTTGATTTTTTCTCAGCCTTAATTTAAAGTTTTCTTTACGAATTTTCAAGCTTGCCTTGGCAAAGAAAACACCATGATCCACTCGCCCACGATCGACACCTTCGGCCTAGCCGAGGAAAAACGCATTCAGGAAGGTTGCGACGCAATCCTGGCGCAGTTCAGAGAGGACGTTGACGACTTGATCTGCCAGCACCTCAACAGCATCAGCGACAGCTCCGTCCGATACTGGGTTGCCGGCTACTTTGCGGACTTCCTGGAAGACGCCTTCGGAGCCTACAACGACGCCGACACGATTCGCAGCGAAGAGCGCGTTGCCTACCAGGACGCGATCACCGATGAAGAAGAGCGCGAGGCGGTCCGCCGCCACCCGTGGTGAGGAGAACCGACATGACAAATCGTTTCAAGCCCATTGACGGAAAGTACGAACGCGGCATTGCTCGAGGCGTCTACTGCCACCTGCGTTGCCGTGACGGCAAGACAGTTGACATCAGTGTCTCGAGCTACGACGGATTCAAGGCTTGGCTGATGGATATTCCGTTCGAGGACTTCTGCCTGGGCATCCGAAACCTCAAGGCCAACACTGAGGGGGAGATCAACACCGTGCGCAACCAGCTCGTAGCCGAATGGTCGCTCACCGACTGCGGCCTTGTCCTTGCCTACAAGGGCGGCCAAATCGATGTTTCCGCCGGCCATTCAGGCGCCTTGTCCTTGGTCGAGTACGCCGAAGGATTCATCAATGAAGTGAAGGAGCAGATCGATGCGGAAGCTGCTTGACTGGATGCTCACGGCGGACGAACACGGCGATTCGCCAATCGGTTTGATCGTGGCCATCGCCACCTTCCTGATCTGTATGTACGCAATCGCCTGTATGCCAGGCCACTAACCACCACAGAAGGGAGTCCTTCTGTCTGCCGCTCCGATCGAGTTCTCTCCTGCTCGATACCAAAGACCCCGGGGCGGCAGACAAAAGGACGCAACTCACGAAAAGAGACGACTAGGGGTGTGAGTCCCCGGACGCTATGAAGCTCTTTGGCAAGAGTGGAGCCGAGCGCGGCACGGCTACGTAGTCAACCGTAGACCGTTAGCGGGGGTGAAGCCGCCCCGTCAGGCTAATCTCCTTTCGAAAGAGAGGAGCCACGTGAGGCCGCTCAGGTATTCGGAATTTCCGAAAGACTGAGCGGGTTGACGTGGCTATGCGTAGCCACAAATGTTGATATAGATCAATAAAACACCTCCTGCAGTGCACTTTTCGGCAGTTAATTTCGTAACATACGCGTACCGGAACCCGTGAGGGTTACAGTCTAACTAGACCCCTGGTAGTACGCTTCCCTATGATACGGGGATGTCCGAATCCTGGGGTCTCATTTTTTCTGCATTTCCGATATGACAAGAACTGCAATTTTGGTGGATGGAGGTTTTTACAGAAAAAGAGCCTCTTTCCTCTGGGGAAAAAAGACCGCCGAAGAACGTGCAAAGGAACTGACGGCGTATTGCCAGGCTCATTTAAGGGACACTGACGGGCATGAGTCTCGCCAGCTCTACCGTATTTTTTATTACGACTGTGAGCCTATTGGAAGAAGAAGCATCTTTCATCCTTTTCTGCAGAAGAATATTGACCTGGATAAATCTGACACCTACACCTGGACATTCAATTTTCTTTCGGAGCTGCGCAGAAGAAGAAAGTTTGCGTTACGGCTCGGAACCCTAGCGGGACAAAGCCACTATAACCTTCGTCCAGAAGTTACAAAGCAAATTTTTACCGGACGAAGGGACGTCCGCTCTGTCACAGAAAAAGACTTCATGTTCGTAGCGACGCAAAAAGGTGTTGATATGCGAATTGGGGTCGACATCGCCTCCTTGGCATACAAGAAACAAGTCGACCAGATTATCTTGATCGCTGGGGATAGCGATTTTGTTCCGGCAGCAAAATTAGCCCGTCGAGAGGGTATTGACTTTATTCTCGATCCCATGTGGGCTGAGATAAAACAAGATCTGTTCGAGCACATTGACGGACTCAAAAGCCAATGGAAAAAGAAAACACATGACTCTGACGACAAGTCGCCGCAGTCAAAATGAACTTCTTGAAGCCGCCTCCGGGCGGCTTTTTCGTATCCACACAAGCCTCGCATCCGCGGGGCTTTTTCTTTTTCCGGAGCCGACATGAAAGAGGCTTACTTCGATCCGGCACTGCAGAAACACCTAGAGCGCAAGGCGCTGATCCACAAATGGCAGGCGCGCCGGGCGTTCTTCAAAAAGTACCGCGTGCTAATCGCCAGCAGCGCAGTCTCCTTCGCCGGAGTGGCTGCGCTTTTCTTTTGGAAGATTTATCCGCTCATCCAGGAGCATCTATGACAGAAGCAAAGGTTTACACCGCAATCTCGGAGCTCACAGACGAGCTCAGACAACACGGCATCGAAAAGGCCAGGAAGTCGCAGGGCGGACAGTTCAACTACGCCTACCGCGGCATCGAGGACGTGTACGCAGCACTCGCTCCGCTGCTGCCGAAGCATCACATCGTTATCGCTCCAGTGCGCATCGAGAAGGAGCCGGACAGCACAGCTGGCAAGATGAGGCTCGTGCGTATCAAGGTGTCGTACCAGATCACCAGCACGGAAGACGGCAGCCACTTCTGCGTCGAGTCTCTCGGCGAAGGAGCAGACACCGGCGACAAGGCGGCAGGCAAAGCAATGAGCTACGCTTACAAAAGCCTCATGTTTCAGCTCTTTTGCATTCCTGTTGCTGGAACCCCTGACCCTGACGATAAGCCATCACCGCCGGCCGAACAGGCGCAACCGTTCGTCTCCAATGATCTCGTTGAGAGAAACCGAGCCGCGGCCAACACCAGCAAGGAGGCATGGGTCGAGTTCTGGAAGAGTTGTTCAAAGGATGAGCGCGAAGCCCTGCGCACATCCGGCGAAGTCGATCTTGCCAAGAAGATCATCGAAGCCATGCAGGGAGGTTTGCCATGAGTAGCCCGCTTCAGCAGACAGCGCAATGGTTCGCAGACCGCTGCGGTTGCTTGACGGCTTCACGCGCTGCTGCCGTGCTTCAGCGCAGAAAGGACGGAAAGCCCACTGCTGCCTATGAGGCTCTGATTGACACACTCATCAGCGAGCGTGTCACAAACCAGCCGGAAGGTATCGGCAATCCGCCGTCGATTCAGTGGGGCCGCGACCATGAGGATGAAGCGCGCGATGCCTACGAAGACGCTACTGGCGAACTCGTGGACCTCGTGGGATTTATCCCACACCCAACGATTGAGTTCTTCGGAGCGTCCCCCGACGGTCTTGTGGGAGAAGACGGACTACTCGAAATCAAGTGCCCGTACAGCACAAATGTTCACCTGCAGCGCGTGGCCGCGGGAATTGTGCCTGAAGAGTACAAACCGCAGATGCTCGTGCAACTGCTCTGTACCGGTCGCAAATGGGTTGACTTCGTGAGCTACGACCCGCGCCTTTCCGGAGCATGGTCGCCAGCCAAGCTTTTCATCGCGCGATATGAGCCAACACAAGACGAACTTAATACCGCCCTGGAGCAATGTGAGACGTTACTAGCCGAAGTCAAAACTCGTTTCGACGCACTTGCGAGAGCTGTTATCAAGGAAAAAGCTCCACAACCAAATCTAGCCAGGACACGTCCGGATGCACCCAACGAGGCTTGGGTCAAAGCTTACGCACAATGAACCAACTAAGGAGCGGCCGCAGCAATGCGGCCTTTTCATACATGACAAAAAGATTCGAGATTGATCCCCGCCTCAAGAAGATAGCGGATCACTACGGCTTCGACGCTCAAGCCGAAAAGACAATTGAAGAGATGGCCGAATTGATCGTCGCCATCAAAAACCTCAAAAAGTTTGACGGTTGCGAGGCCGACCATCTTGTGAACTTTTTCGAGGAACTGGCCGACGTCAAGATCATGGTCGACCAACTCATTTACCTGCATAACAAAACTGCCCCAGAAGACTACGACGTGGAGTCGGAAGTCGAGTTCAAGATCAAGCGTCAGCTGAAGCGTATCGCTGAGGAGGAGACCTGCAAATAAGCGAGACAAAGAGTCTGACAAAAACTGAGCGCCTCAGAATCGTGCATACTTTCTCTGTCGTTCACAGGGGCAGAAACACGGAACGAGGCTTGCGGGCGCATTCAAATGCGGCTCGTTATCCATCGGGACGAGTTTCCACCCCGCAAGCCTTGTTCGCCGTGGAAAGCGAACTGGCGGTATTTACCGATGGAGTTAAGAATGCAGCGAAAGCTTTACCAGCCGATATTACAAGACGTAATCGACTACCTCTTGACGTTCAAATTTGTATGCGACGTTTGTCATCACTCGAAGTGGACCATATACATGGAACAGGACGAAAAAGTAACGGTTGGCGCTCTGAATCGCTTGATCGAAGAACCAAACGCGCCGGATGGTGATTTTCATCTTGAATTCAATGAGACTTGTACGCCAGTTATTCAGGTGCAATGTAAACATTGCGGGCAAGTGAAGCTTTTCGCCCTTCCTCACGTCTTGAATGCGATAGAAAAACAAAAGAGGGACAAAAATGAGTGTTGATGGGAGTACCCAATCTACGAATACAGCAGGACGAAACGTTTCTATTGATGGAGCTGTAACGCCTTCATTGAAAGAGACCGTGATTGCGCTCAATGAGCGTTCTAAATCTTTTGCAACACGAGAAGACCTGCTCAAATTCAAGGATGAAATTGTCAAGGAAGTTCACTCTTCCATAGCTAAATGTTATGACAACACTTCTTCCGTTACCCGCTGGGCGGTAGGTACCGTTGCTACTGCGTGCCTTACGCTCGCGGTTAGTATCGGTTTAGCCGTATATAACGCTGCTTGGACGAAGACGGCTCCTCAACCTTCAATCTCATCCTCTCAATCCGCACCGATTCAGCAACTGCAGCCGCAAAGAATTGAACTTGTAATTACAGTAAACGGAGAGAAAGTTCAGCAGGTTGATGCGTCTTCATCTCAAAAGTAACTTTTGACAGCGCCTCTGGTTTCGGGTAGTCTTCCCTCTGCTTCTAAATCGAAGCGCGGGATTGGCGTCCCGTTTCTAGAAGGCGGTCAGCCGCCAAGTTGTCGTGAGCGGCTTTTTTGTTGGTTGATCGCAAGGGAGTAACCATCCGTTACCCCCTTTGCAAGTCTCCTTTACGGGCGGGCTTGCAGGCTCCTTCGGGAGGCCGGAGCCTTCTAGCCGGTACGCCAACCTGCAACGCCCGCCCACCATGATTGGCGTCGTGGTGCCGGGAACACAACCCGTACTAGAAGGAGACAGCAATGTCTGCACTCGCTATTTTCTCGTTCGAGAACTCTCAGGTTCGCACCCTCGGCACGGCCGAAACTCCTCTTTTCGTAGCAATCGACATCTGCACAGCGTTGGGGCTATCCAACGCTCGCAAAGCCGTTGCTGATCACGTCGATACGGAAGACATCATCAAAGCTGAGATCGAAACCAAGGGAGGCCGCCAAACGGTCAACTGCGTCAACGAGTCCGGCCTCTACGCCCTGATCTTCGGCTCAAAGCTCGAAAACGCCAAACGCTTCAAGCGTTGGGTCACAAACGAGGTTCTGCCCGCCATCCGCAAGCAAGGTCACTACGAATGCCCGATCGCAACCATCACGCCCTCGCAACAGCTCCAGCTGCGCGAGGAAGTCGCCAGACGTGCCAAGGCTGTGTCGGCTCACTACCAGACCGTGTACCGCGCGCTCTACGCACGTTTCCAAGTCCCGCGCTACACCGAAATCCTCGCAAAGGACTTTGGTGCCGCAATCGACTTCGTTCGCACGGTTGACTTGAGAACACCCGTTGTCCGAGGGCAGGAACCGATTCATGAGTTGCCTCAGATCGCCAAAGCGCAAGTCCTAGCCTCTGCTGAGTTCTGCGAACACGTCCGCACGCTCGTCTATTGCTGGCGTTATCTGTTCAAAAAGGAGATCGACCTTGTCTATCAAACCATGCGCGCCATGGAATCGCCACACGCTGGAATACTCTGGGACGCCATCCACGACCTGAATCTCGTCTTCCTTGAGAAAGACCTCGAAAAGATCGGATTTCCAGTGAAGGCGCTTGAATGCTACAAGCACTGGGCATCACGAAACAACGCTGACTAAACCAAACCACAGCCGCCTTCGGGCGGCTTTTTCTTTGTCATGAAACCCAAAAAGAAACGCACCAAGAAGTACCAACCCGGCAGGCCGAAGATTCCGACGTGGGCGTATGACAGCTGGGGACAACTGACTGAGTCCGACATCAAGCGCATCGACGACGTGGTCAATGTCGATCTCAATCTGATCCGATTGGGAACATACGATCCGGAACGGTACAAAGACATCCTTTTCGCACTAAAGCAGTTCTACGCATTCTCCAAACGATTCAACGGATCAGACGAGAACGAGTTGCTTGCGACAATGGGGACGGCCGCGACTCAGTGCCTTTTGGGACTCTCCGAAGAAGCTTACAAGACCGGCAAACCTGCCAAGCCGTCTTACGTCGAGGCAATGTTTGAGCCGCTTGAGCACGCTCTGGCTACGTACTCACTCATGATGCGCGAGTGCTACCGCAGTGAGCATGAAACAGCCAGACGTGAGGCCCGCCGGATGAGCCTCACCAAGGCAATCATGGAAGTCGGGAATGGCGGCTGCTGGATCGTCGATCCAAAAGACTCCACCCAAAAAGGGATGGACAAGTTAGGCAAAGTCGGCATCGCCTACGTCCACCAACGCTGCGAGATCGACTACCTCGAAGAAGACGAAGGTGCCATCTTCTGGTGCATCCCAGACAAACAAACTTTCATCCGACTGGAGAAACCAACTTTGGTTTTGCTCTTTGAAAAGGAACCGAGTCATGCAAGAGCCATCCTCAACCAAAACAAGTGATGCGAAAACACGGATCGTGCCAGTGAGTTACCCAAAGATGACCGTCAAACTCCGGCCCCTTCGAAACGGCCGCATACGGCTCACTTGTCACACAGCAAAGAGGCTGATCTGGCTGATCGACATGAGTGATCAGGAAGCGCTCGCGCTGCAGGCCGCCATCAATGACGCGATGATCGAATTCGACAGTAAGGAGACACACAAATGAGAGAACGCAGAAAAGCAGAAACCGTACTTCCACCACCTATGCAACTGATGCTGTCGGACAAAGAAGTAGCCGCCATGCTAGGCATCGGCGTAAGCACCGTCTGGAAAAAGACAAACGATCCTGACGGGAACTTTCCCCGTCCCTTCAACATCACAGAACGCGCCCGCCGTTGGCGAAAGTCCGACATCATCGACTGGGTCAAAGGCCTCAACCACGACAAAGCCGCACAGCCAGCTTAGAAATAAAGACCCCGCCGAAGTGGCGGGGGAAGGTACATTAATCTCACAAACTCGCTCTAGTCTGGTAAAACTTAGAAAAGTCGTAAGTCTCGATCTCGGCGATCTTGCGAGATGTCTCGTTGAAAATATCAAGAACTTGTTTCTGATTTTGGTTGCTTAGACTCTTTTTCGCCAGACTTACGATCTCTTTTTGCAACTCCGGTGTCTTGATGTGTTGCAGATTCCTGCGCTTCTGCAGGCTGGGTTCTGACTGTTTCATTTGGGTCTACCTTAAGGACGTAACACCTATCCTGATTTGGTGTTGAAATTTTAGACATATACTTTGCTAGTACAGACTTTAAGCTTTTGTCTTCTTCTAGTTTGCGTACTGAACGAAAAAGATCTTGAGCCTCATCTCGATCAATACAGAAAGAATGCGCAGGATACCCTGCAATCAGCTTTCTCAACTTCTCTGGTGAAATCGAATTTGGCCTTTTAGCCAATCTTGTTCCATATTCCATGGCAACAGCAATGGATCGCTGCATTGCACCTATCGTCACTGGGTCAACTTGTGAGTACAGAGCTGAAGCCACACTTTGTGCGATTCTCCCAGCCGCCTCTATGGCGTGCATTCTAGAAACTTTTGCCGACGTCATCATTTGGAATGCCGTAGCAAAAGAATCTACTACCTCACTTCTAGCGATTGCCAACGCAGTATTGAAGTCAAGTCCAGAGTTCATTGATGACTTAACTCCATCGTAGACTTGAACGTCAAGAGGACCAAGTTCTGCTGTTTCGTACATATACAACTCGTCGGCACCGATAGCCATGATCGTTCCGGCGCTTTTGCACTGGCCAAAAACAGCAACCTTCACACGCGAATACCTCCGCTGAAAGAGACGCATAACGCGATAGGCTACGTCAGCAGAACCTCCATAAGTTGTAAGGAAAATCGCACACGTGTCGCTACTAGTGGGATGAATAGCTATCGTGACCATGGCTTCCATCCGTTCATCGACAGGACCATTGATAATGTAGAAATCACATGAATCAGTCATACGTCGACCCAAAGACTTGTTGAGTTTACACTGCGGATTATGTCAAGAAAATATATACCTTGACGAAGGACTATTACTTGATTTCGGACAGGCAAAACTTTCCCCAAGCATCAAATACCTCACGCATGTCACCGAGCGCCTGTTCGCGGTCATAGGCGCACTGATACGATTCGTTTCGGTGATCGAGACAGCTTTCACGCAAGTCGCGAGAGAAAGACTTGTGCCCATAGCCCTTCGCGTCCTTCGCCCACGTGTTGAAAGTGGCCCGCGCCAGTCCGTGAAGGGTGACGATTCTCGGCTTTCCGTCCTTCGCCTTTTGCTCCGGATCGACCCAACCTATGCCGTCGATTGCCCTCTGCCTGTCGTGCATTCTCTTCAGCAGAGAGCGCACGGCATCGAGGCTGAATGGAGACAAATTTCCCTGATTGATATTGGGGAAGATGAAGTTGCGGCCTTCGCCCGGAAAGCGCGGCGCGGTGTCCAGAAGACTTTTCGCCGGAGCGCAGAGCGGCGTTTTCCGGTCAAAAGGAATCTTGTCTGACTTCATTTTCATCCGCTCGCGCGGGATGACGTGGAACCACTGTCCCTCATCGTCCTGCTGAATCTCATCCCACGTGGCCTCTCTGGCGGCTGAATTGCGGGCCGACGTGAGAATGGCGAAGGCCAGACAGCGCGCAGACTGACTGCGCGGCACGAGCTTCATCAGCTCAGCAAAGAAAGCCGGCATGCGCTTAGGCGGCAGCGCGGGCTCATGGCCGCCCTCGGGACGAGCGAGGGACAGCATATCGCCGAGCTTCCCTCCGGCCACACGGGCCGGATTCATCATTACGGGAATCATCTCCTGCCGCATTGCCCAGTCGTAGGCATTACGCATATCGCTCAGAATCCTCTCCGGCGTATCGATCATGGTGCGCCACTTCTCCCCCAACTCGTCGTATAGAAGCTCAGCAGTCACG